ATGACAGTCACACACCAATCTGACACCCCCATTGTATGGGTAGATAACGTTCCTTATAGCATTACATCCCAAACAGAATCTCTGCTGAATCAGGGAATCGTTCCTGCAGAACTCAAAGAACAAATCTCTTCCTTGCAGGGCGATGATGCCTGTTTTGATTTCTGCCGTCAAAGACGTTTGATGAAACGGGCACTGGATCAGATCCGGACGGGAATCCTTCCTGTTTCCCTTACCGATCTGATTGCCAGTGGTTCTGTCCCTTCCGAAATTCTGTTTAAACTCGTTCAGCAGAAACTGATCGGAAAGGCTGAAAAACTTTACCAGAAGAAACTGCTTTCTGACGATACGCTAAAAGTGATTCGTACGCAGCTTCTGACTTCGGAAATTCTCCCTGAACTAAAACGGGCCTTTCTTTCTGATACGGCCTACTACCTCTACGAAAAAGGCGAAATCAGTAAAGAAATTCTGAACGGATTTAATGACGGTACAATTGAACCCAAATACCTCTTAGTCATTCGCAGATCCTATCGTAAATTATGTTATCTCAATGAAGTAGAGTCTGAACATTCTTACCATGAAAAGCCGGATGAAAAGGGACATCTTTTCCGCCACGAATCCATCAGTGACTCCAGAACAGAACCGGATTCCATGCTGTTCTCAGAACAAAACCGTGAATATCTGATGGAAGCACTGAGATGGCTTTCCGCTGAAGATTACAAACTGATTTACTACATATTTTTTGAACGGATTTCCATGAGAAAAATCGCTCGTATGGAAGGAGTTTCGGAAGGAACCATCCGCTACAAGAAAAATGTGATTCTTGGCAGACTCCGCACTATTTTTGAAGAAGTAATGGGACTGCCCTATGATGCAATCTTTTGATTTTGGGAAAGGAGTTTATTGTCATGATATTGGCTGAAATGAAAAACGTGGATCCCCAAACGGTAGATCCCGACAAGCTGACAGATATCGCTGATGTTACAGTTAATACCCGTCTTCCCTTACCTGAACGTCTGGCTGATTACCTGGATCAGATTGGAAATCCCTATTGCTTTCGCTGCGGCAATGTAGTCGTAAAAATCGCCTACGCAGATACAGCGGTTACTTTCGAAGACGCATTGGAACAATTTATCCGTCAGCGACAACTTGCAGAACATACCAGTCTGTAAAAACTGCAAAATCAAATTATAAAACTGTAAAACCCAGGCTCGACAACAGTCGGGTTCCCGTGCTATCATCAAACTGTGGGTTAAATGAATAAAGAAATATCTGGAGCCTTTGGTTTCTTGATAGCACAACTATGTTATCAGGAGGTCAAAGGCTTGTTTTATTCTAAAGAACTTCACCCCCCGCTAAACGGGCAACACTGGCTGTGCGCATCTTATGTCCGGCTTTCCAAAGAAGACGAGGATGCCGGTAACGGCGGAAAGGATGAAAGCAACAGCATTACCAATCAGAAAGCTTTGATTCGAGACTATCTCGCAGACCACCCAGATTTAGAACTGGTCGGTGAGTTTGTAGATGATGGTTATTCCGGCGTCAATTTTGACCGCCCGGATTTCAAAAGGATGATGGACGAAGTAAAAAACCGGCGTATCAACTGCATCGTCGTTAAGGACTTATCCCGATTTGGCAGAAACTACATCGAAGCAGGAAAATATCTGGAACAGGTATTTCCATTCTTAGGAGTCCGCTTCATCGCGATTACCGACGACATGGACACCGGCAGGAAACAAAGTGATGCTGAACAGTTCATCCTTCCTTTTAAAAATCTGTTTAATGATTCTTACTGTAAAGATATCTCTACAAAAGTCCGTTCCCAGCTTGCCATCAAACGAAAAAACGGCCAGTATGTTGGAAGCTTTGCGTGCTATGGATATCTCAAAGATCCGGCAAACCATAACAAACTGATTATCGACCCGGAAACCTCCGGAGTTGTTCAGCAAATTTTCTATTGGAAAATACAGGGGCTTTCCGCTGACCGGATTGCTGAACGTCTGAACAGTCTGGGAGTCCTTTGCCCAATGGAATACAAGCGCAGCATGGGGATGAAAGTTTCCACTAATTTTCGCACCAAAGGAAAGGCACAATGGGCTCCAAAGTCTGTACTTCGCATTCTGAAAAATGAGATTTATGTCGGTGTCATGACACAGGGAAAAATGACTACACCCAGCTATAAAATTCGCAAGCTGATTGAAAAACCTGAAGAAGAATGGGACCGGGTAGAAGGTACACATGAGGCAATTATCCATAAAGACGTTTTTGATGTGGTCCAATCTCTCCTTCTGAGGGATACAAGGATTTCTCCGGATGAAAAACAGCTCTATCTGTTTTCCGGATTTCTGTTTTGCGGGGATTGCGGAATGAACATGATCCGAAGCCGCAGGAAATATAAAGATACCGTTTATGCCTACTATTCCTGTTCCGGCTATAAACGGAAATCCGGCTGTAATTCTCACATCATCAGTGAACGCCAGCTCTATGATGCTGTTCTGGCTGCTATCAAACACCAATGCAACCTTGTCCTGGATATGGAACGACTTTTGAAATATGCCCAGAACCTGCCAGACGATCCAAAAAGTAAACACCACTTTGATGTACAGCTGGCCCGACTGGATGAAGAAATTAAACGAAATCAGAATATGAAAGTCCGTCTGATTGAAAATCTGAATGAGGGAATTATTTCCCGGGAGGATTATCAGGAACTGTCTGCAATCTACGATTCCAGAATCCGGGATTCCCGCCAGGCAAAACAAAATGTTGAAGCGGAACGGGACGGTCTGAAGAATCTGCCCCTCGAAAACGAATGGCTCAACGCCTTTAAAAGATATCATACCATTAACGAACTGGACCGGATCATGCTGGCGGAACTGGTTGATTTTATTGAAGTACATGAAAATAAAACACTGACCATACATTTTAAATTTGCCGACCAGATAGAGCGGGTACAGCAGTATCTTTCCTCTATTCCCGCTCTAAATATCAGGGATGGAGGTAATAGGAATGGCACGAAAAAGCCGTCGTCCGGCACAGGCTGCACAAAAACAGAAAAGCAATGATGTATTTCCATCCTTTCCTTCATCGGAGCCTCCACGCTATAAGACTGGAATCTATGCCAGGCTTTCCCTGAAAGATCTTGGTATTGAGGATGGCGACACAATGGAAACGCAGATTGCACTGCTTCGTGACTATGTGATCCAGCATCCGGAACTGGAACTGACGGAAGTCTATGAAGATAACGGCTGGACTGGAACCAATTTTCAACGCCCTGAATTCAACCACATGATGGAAGATGTAAAGGCAGGAAAAATTAATTGTATTGTTGTGAAAGACTTATCCCGTCTGGGACGGAATTATCTGGATGCCGGGTATTACCTGCAAAAAGTTTTTCCCTCTCTGCAGCTTCGATTTATTGCGATTTACGATGGATATGACAGCAAATCTTCCGACCCCGATTCCATGTTGGTCAGTATGAAAAATATTGTCAATGACTATTACAGTAAAGATATATCCAGAAAAATCTCAGCAACCATTGATACGAAAAGGGCAAACGGGCCGCACTATTTAGGACCTCCACCATACGGGTATGAAATGAGTACACGTGGCCCCAAACACTATGTTATTGACAAAGAGGCCGCTCCATTTGTTCATCTGATTTTCCAATGGGCACAGGAAGGTGTCAGTTTCCATCAGATTGCCATGAACCTGACAGATATGAATGTTCCGACACCTAAACAACATTATGAAAGAAAAAACAAAAAGGAAAAGAATGCTGAAACCGATTATCCTGCCATATGGAACAGCGGTGTGATCCGGAAAATGGTCTTGAACCAGACCTATGCCGGTGATTTTGTCAGCAACAAAAGCTATTTCCGAAAATATGACCCGGCCAACGGACGCATGATTCCAGAGGAAGAATGGATGATCTATCCCGATACTCACGAAGCTTATATCAGCCATGAAGCATTTCAGGCCCTCAAAGAACATCTGAAAACACAGACAGAAAAACGCAATCGATGTATCAAAAGAAACCGAAGGCAGATTGAAAACCCGGACAATCCATTTTCCACGATTCTTTTCTGTGGTGAATGCGGACGTCCCATGCGTCTGATGAAAACCGGCGATCAGGACGGACAAAAATACTACAAATGCAGCGGTGTTGCCAACCGAACCCATGTCGGTCATCCTCCTTTTCGAATGGAGTTTGGCAAACTGAAAACCATCGTACTTTATAATCTGCAGACACAGTTGAAACTTGCCATTGATGCAGACGTATTTCTAAAACGCCTTTCACTGGAAGATGCACAAAAGAAACTGAAAAGCCGCCGCTTTGCAGCTTTACAGATGCTTTATTCCAAACAATCTGCCATTACCGGCAAAAAGCAGAAAGCCTTTGAGGATCTCGCTTCCGGTATTCTGGATAAGGAAACATACTCCTTGCAGATCGCAAAGTTGGAAAAAGAGGCCAAATGGCTGGAAGGGGATATATCCCGTGCCAAACAACGTCTGACAGATGTTTCGACCTACTTTACTCCAGACAACAAATGGCTGCATACCTTCTTAAATGCCCGTATTTCCGATGAGCTGGATAGCCGTGCTGTCCACTTGCTGATTCAGCGTATTGAATTATGGCACGACAATCAGGTACGGATTGTCTTTGGATGCACAGACTGGATGTATAAACTGCAAAACTGTATTGAAGAACTGAAACAGATCGAGGGAAGCGACAATTCCCGGGAAAGGAGTACTACGAATGGCCAATAATCTTGCTTACTATATCCGTTTATCTTTAGCCGATGGTGATCTCGGTACTTTTAAGGATGAAAGTAACAGCGTCAAAAACCAGCGGGATCTAATTTTAAAATATATTGACACCCATCCTGAATTTTCCGGCTGGAACATCCATGAATTTGTAGACGATGGCTACACCGGTACAAACGATGAACGCCCGGATTTTCAGCGTCTTATGGAACTGACCAGGCAGGGCCAGATTCAATGTATTATCGTAAAGGATCTGTCCCGTTTTGCCAGAAACTATATTATTACCGGAGATTATCTGGAACAGGTTTTTCCGTTTCTGGGAGTTCGCTTTATTGCAATCAATGATGGATATGACAGTGCCAGCAGCACTACAGTTGAAGATAACATGAGCATGGTACTGAAATCTGTCCTCAACGCCTATTACAGTAAAGATATTGCCCGGAAGATTACTTCTGCTTTTCATCAACGGATGCGCCAGGGAACCTACAAAGGCCCCGCCCCTTTCGGATATCTTCGCTCCAAAGAAGAGATTGCCTTTGAAATCAACCCACCAGCAGCCGAAATTGTCCAGCGAATTTTTGAATTGACGCTTGCTGGGAAGAGCCGGAAAGAAGCCGCTAACATTTTAAATGCGGAAGGACTTCCAACCCCTGCTGTTTTTAACCAGCGTTACAACAATAACCTGCATAATACACCCCATACGTCAACAGAGCATTCCCTCTGGGAGCCCTCCATGCTGCTTCCAATTTTACGAAACGCCGCCTATTGCGGAGACCGGGTTCTTCGTAAAAATGTAGCAATCATTCCAGGATCAAAGAAGCGCCGAAAGGCCAGACCCGAAGAACAGATCATAATAAAAGATGCTCACCCTCCGATCGTCAGTCGAAAAGATTTCGACAGGGTGCAGCAGCTTCTTCCGAATTACCGTCCGCATAAGCAACGTCATCAAACTCGAGAATACATCTTAAAGGGAGTTGTTCGCTGCGGGGTATGTAAACGGGCAATGCCTCGGGAAAAGAATGGAACTGTTTTTCTCTGCCGTCATGCAGTAATGGAACATTCACAGTGTCCGAAAAAAGAGTTTTCCTCTTCCGAAATTGAACAGATCCTTTTTTCAACACTTCAGCCCATGCTGCAGCTTGCTGCTTCCACCTGGAAACAAACCCAGCGAAAAAACGCGCCTGGTTCTGCCAGTGATTACCTGGCACAGTATCAAAAAGAAATCGCTCAGGCAGAATATGAGGAAAAGCGGACAAAACAGCTCAAGCTGGATGCTTATGAAGAATATACCGCAGGCACTCTTTCTCTGGAGGAATACCATAAGAGGAAAGCCCAGCTGAATCGGCAGGGAAATGCCTGCCATGAGAAAATCGAGAACCTCAAGACACAGGAAGCAGCTCTAAACAGTGGAATCATTCCCCATGAGATGCAAATGATCACAGAATCTGCAAAGGAATTTCAATATGTCAACGCACTTTCCCGTGAAATGGTCACCACTTTTGTAGATGCCATATTCCTTTATGACACGCATTATGAAATCCGATGGAAATATCAGGATGTATGGGAACAGCTGCAAAAACATCAAAATGAAAAAAGTAAAGAGAAGAAGGAGTAAAACTATATGAAGCAGAAAGATAGAGGCCGGAGACATCAAATTCCTCCGGAAGGCGTTTATACTGCCACCTGGATTCCCTATGGTTACCGCTATGATCCAAATTCCACAGCCCTCGTCATGATTGATACAGAAGTTGCCGATTATGTACAATTTATCTTCCATCAGTATCTGGATGGAAGATCACTGACACAAATCTGTAAGCAATTGAACGAGCAGGGTGCACCCAATCCCGCCCTGCGTAAACGTCAACTTGGTCAGAAAGATCGTCTCAGTAAAGATACGGAACGCTGGAACGCTGCGTCCCTGAACCAGATTCTGTTCAATCCCATGTATGCCGGCGACTGGATTTTAAGCGGCAGAGTCTGGGATGCCGTTTATCTGTACAGCGGCGAACCGGCACCGGCAGGTGTAGAACTCCCGACGGTAGAAGAAAATCATCATGAAGCGTTGATTTCCAGGGAAGATATGAAACGTGCTTCCCTCAAATATCTACAGGATCGCACTCTCCGAACCGCAAAGAAACAAGCGGTCCGCCAGAATGCCACCAACCAAACCCATTTTTCCATTGGAAGTGCTCTCCGATGCGGCGAATGCGGACGGGCAATGCACAAAAATGAAATTTTCACCGGAGATGGCACCAGCTTCATCGCCTATACCTGTTCCAGTTTCTCCCTTCAGCAGGCAAGCAAATGCGCCAGCCGGTTCTATCGGCTGGATGAGATTTTATCCTCTGTCCAGCCTCTGGTAGCCGCAGAGCGAAAGGAAGCTCTCAAATATCTGGATATGGTAACGAAAGAATCGAAAAGCGTCCAATATATCCGTGTAGAGAACTTCCTCCAACGGCAGATTGATCAGGCGGTCGATTCTGTCCGGAAAAATCTGTCTGCTTTCCATCGACTGAAAGCCCGTTATAACGGGAAAAAGCTCTCCGAATCAGAATACCTGGAGGGACAGCAAAAGATGGAGGAAGAAAACCGGATTTCCGAGCGTCAGGTTATGGCAGCACTGATACAGATTCGGAAATTCCGGGCAACCTGTTCTGAGTCAAATCCCTGGCTTTCACTCTATACTTCCATTCCGGAAGAACCAGATTTTGCCGCCGACGAGGAATTGCTTAAACAGATTGTTGAAAGGATTGATCTGTATCCCGACAAGCCACCTGCCATCACATTAGCCAGGAAGGAAGAAAAAAAAGATTTTTTAAATACCCTCTATATGCCGATTCGCACCAGACACTTAACATATGAGGACACTTCCTCCGATCCGGCAGATTCTGAAGACAGCACAGAATCCTGCGAAAATAACGATCCATCTGCGGACAACCAGTTCCGAACCGAACCATTAAAGGAGGATTAACCCATGCTTTTATCCGAACCCCCGACAGAAAAACTTTATCAGGCCGCTCTTTATGCCCGACGCAAGTTTTCGGATGTTATTCAGCCGGATGAGCCGGATCCGACTGCCTCTGCCCAGATTAAAGAAATCAAATTATTTCTGGCAGATATATCGGATGTCCAGATTACCGGTATTTACATGGACAGCCGCCGATTGAAACAGGAGAGCCCACGTCCGGAATTTTACAGACTGATGGCAGAAATTCAAAATGGCAAGTATGACTGTATCGTAGTCAGCAGCTTTGAACTCTTTGCAAAGGACCATATAGAGAGCCGTTATTACCTTCTCAATCTCCTTGCCATGATGAAAATCCGTATTATTTCCATCCATGACAATTATGACAGCCTGCATTCCGAACCCGTTCCCGGTGCTTATAAAAAATTGGAGGAACTGATCATCATGGTGGATAAATATGCCCGGTCACGCTCCATTGCTGCCACAGCCAGGCAAAAAAAGGCAAACAGTTTTCTGGAACTGACCTTTACGCCATTTGGTTATCTCTATAATCCGGATACTCCCTCTAACCTGGATATCGATCCGGTAACTGCACCTTATGTACAATACATATTTAAAGAATTTCTTTCCGGCACCAAACGCAGCTATATCGCCAAACAATTGACACAAATGGGAGTTCCCAGTCCATCCTTACGAAAGAAACAGCTGGGAATAACTTATACCAAACCGGATGCCAAAGATTACTGGACATTTGGGAGTGTCAACTATATTCTGAAAAACCGTGCTTATACAGGCGATCTGGTATATGGACAGCAACGCTCCGCCATGTATGTGTTTCACGAATGCAGGAAACGTCATTGGACCGGGGAAACGCAGGTCATTGAAAACCATCATGAAGCCCTGGTATCCAGACAGGATTTTGAACGGGCGCAAGTGATGTTCGAGCTGCTTTTCGAGGAAAATCGATCCAATGCCGGGAAACGCCCCGGTACGCTTCTTCCTCCGACCCCGTTTCGAAATGTCGTACGTTGTGGTCATTGCGGACGTTCCATGTACATTGTCCGTCACATGAGCAATCGGCACCCGTATTCTGCTTATGTATGTTCCAGCCATCGGATGAAGCTTCCGGATGCCTGTCCAAAGCAGAGTTTCCGGCTGGATGAAATCATCCCCCAGGTAAAAGAAGCTATTGAACAAGAACGAAAACTTGCTTTATCTATTACAGAACGGATGAAAGACGGAGAACAAAGTTCCTGCTATATTCAGATAGAACAATACTATCAGAGAAAGATTGATGTGATATTGGAACAGTTCAAAAACAATTCCGTAAAGGAGCGTTCTGACGAACTCCGTAAAGAATTGACGAAAATTCTGGATGACAAGCAGCAATTTCGCAGGGATTTCAACCTGGGAAATCCATGGCTGACCCTTTTTACCCAGCTTCCGGAAAATTTTGAAATTACAAAAGATTGGTCCCAAAAACTAATTTTTCAGATCAATTTATTCCGGGATGCCCCGCTTTCCGTTACCTGCCAGGAAGCAAAATCAAAAGAATTGCTGCTTTCCTATTTTTCTCTGATTGAAAACGTGGAAGCACAAGGAAAGGAGGAACATCATGGCACGAAAAAGCCGCCAGAGCGAACAGATTGACCGGATCAAAAACTATCAACCTATTCGTCCGGAATCTGTTCTTCCAGTTAATCGTACTGCAATCTATGCCCGACTGTCACTATATGACCTGAACCATATCTGCCGGGACAGCATCCAAAATCAGGTATCCCTGTTAGAAGAGTATATGGAAGACCATCCGGAACTAAATCTAACAGAACGTTACATTGACAATGGCTGGTCCGGTACCAACTTCCAACGTCCTGGCTTTTTACGAATGATTCAGGACATCCAGACAGGAAAGATCAATTGCATTGTAACCAAAGATCTGTCCCGCCTCGGCCGAAATTATCTGGAGACCGGTTATTATCTGGAAACCTTGTTTCCCATGATGGGCGTTCGATATATCTCAATCAACGATGGATTCGACAGCGATACGTCTGACCCTGCTCAGCTTCCGATTATCCTGAAAAATATCCTGAATGATTTTTTCAGCCGGGACCTGTCCCGCAGGTTTTCCGACAGTTACGACCTCCGGAAAGCTCAAGGTGTCTTTCGCAAAGGATTTCCTTATGGATATACATTCGACCCTGAAAATCCCAGATATCTGACTTTTGATCCCAATGTATCTCATTTCGTCCGGTTGATCTTTCAATGGGGAATGGAAGGAGTCAGTACCCACGCAATCTCCATGCGGCTTCGGGAAATGAAGGCACCAACTCAGGAACGCATGGAATTTTTAAGGTCTGGCGGGAAAACCAAACATGAAGGCTCTACATTATGGAGTACTACTTCCGTCCGATATATCCTGACCAACCGGGTTTATACTGGTGACTTTATATGCGGCAAATGCTATAACCGCAAATGCGATCCATTCAATAAACGCATCAATATTCCAGAAGAAGAATGGGTTATTATTCCCAATGCTCACCCAGCTTATATTTCTCATGAAGAGTTCGCCAAGCTTCAGGAGCGTTTTGAACAAAGCAAAAATCATCACCAGGAAGCAGTAAAACAAAATGCTCCTACCTATCAGAAGCAGCCAAACTTCTATAAGCGAATTCTTTTCTGCCAGATATGCGGACGCAGGATTCAGATGACGGGAGCTAACAAAAAACGCCCTGCAGATTCTATTATGGAATATGCCTGCCAAAGTTCCGGATCTTCTGTTCTGGAATCCCATCCACAAAACCATATTAACAAGAAGCTTCTGGATGTTATTGTGCTGGCACAACTACAGAATCAGTTTCGGATCGCCACCCAGTTTAAACACTGGATACTGTCTTGTGAAGGGAAAAAACTGATTTCTGCTTATCTGGATTCTCTGCAGGCTGCTTTGGATCAGATGCACCAGCATTCCTGCCGTCTGGCTGAAAATCGAGCAGATGCCTTTGAATCTCATGCAGATTCTCTAATCGACGATAAAACATTTTGTCATCAGCTGGAACAGTTGCGAACCCAAAGCCGCACCCTTTCCTCTGAACTTGCACAACAGGCGGATACTTTGGTCAAAGCGCGTCTGGCACTCTCTCTTTCGAATCCCTGGCTGATCCTATTTAGCAAAATTCCAGTTCCTCATAAACTGGACTCATCAACCGTGCATCAACTGATTGAACGGATCGAACTTAATTATTCCGAACAGGTTACGATTCATTTCAAAGAAGAATCGTGGTTCCTGCTTCTTCGAAACACTTATGAAGCCTTAACAGGAGGTGAAGCCAATGGTTCCTGATACATTAGCAGCATATCTTCGGTTATCGAACGCTGATCGTGATTTGTCAGAAAAAGAGGAAAGCAATAGTATTGCCAACCAGAGAAGTCTGATTAAAAATTATCTTCTGACACATCCTGATTTATCTGCAATGAAATACCGTGAATTTGTAGATGATGGCTATACTGGGACGAACACACAACGGCCTGCTTTTAAAAAACTCATTGCGCAGGCTAAAGCAGGAAAGATCCATGCGGTAATCGTAAAAGATCTTTCACGTTTTTCTCGTGATTATCTTGTACTTGGAGATTATGTGGAACAGATTTTCCCCATGCTTGGAGTTCGCTTTCTTTCTATTAATGACCATTATGACAGCAAGGAAACAGACTCCTATCTGGAAACCATGAATATTGCCCTGCAGTCACTGGTATATTCCTATTACAGTAAAGATCTTTCCAAAAAACGTTCTTCCAGTGTTGAATATCGCATGAAAAGAGGCTCTTTTATTGGCTCAGCTCCATACGGTTATATCAGCAACTGGAAATTACACTGTTATGAAATAGATCCGGAAACTGCCCCGATTGTTCAGCTGATTTTCACTCTGGCTGCACAGGGAATGCGCCCGGCAGCAATTGCCAACCATTTAAATAGCCAAAAAATCCTGACACCAGCCCAATATAATGCAGCCCATCCCGAATACGGGAAATCCGGAAAATATTGGAAAAACAGTCATCCACTTTGGCGATACTCTATGGTTTCTCGCATCCTGTCCAATACCGTGTATCTTGGAAACCTGGAAATGCGAAAGACCCATACTTCACTGACAGAGCAAAACAAAACCGTATCAGTTCCACCAGAGGAACGTTTGGTCCGCATTTATGCACATGACCCGATTATCAGTCAGGATCTGTATGACACTGCTCACGAAGCATTAAAGCGTCCTACTTCCAATTGCCCCAAAAGAAAAATTTTACCTGTGACTACGCCTCTAAAAGGAAAATTACAGTGTGGATTTTGTGGAATGGCCCTTCGATTCCGCAATGACAGAAAAAATGCCTTCTGTCTTTCTTCTCAACTGAAGCATTCTATCTGCCCCAACACCAACTATCCCATAAATGAAATCGAACAGTTTGTATATCGGCAAACATCATTTGCTCTCCAACAGCTGATTCATATGAAAGAAACGCAGGAAGCAGAAATAAAGACAATGAAAAAAGGGATCAAACCGTGTCAGGCAAAAATCACACTCCTACAGAACCGGTTAGACAATCTCCGAAACGAAAAGCGAAAATTGTTTGAATTACTGTCAGATAGAACACTTTCACCCGACGATTTTTGCTTTCAAAAAAGCACGTTGCAGGAAAGCATTGATTCTGTACAACGAGATTTAAATAAACTGCATCAAGAATTAGAAAAACTGTCAGGATGCTCCGTTTCTGACGAACTGATTCACCTGGCAGAAATAGCCAGTGAGCATCTGGCATCCGGAAAACTGACAGAAGAATTACTGCAGAACTACATTGAAACAATTATAATCTATGGACCGGGCAATTATCAGATCAAATGGAAACATGAGAATTTATTTGCCACTCTACTGGAGCACTCTTTAATGACAGATCAGAATCTGACCAGTGACGATTCTACTCTCTCACCACAGGAATGCGAGGTGCCACACATATGAAAGATACCCTTGCAATTTATATTCGAATTAAAAATGGGGAACAGGCAGAAGAAATGACTCGCCAGCAGAAGCTGATTACCGATTATATACAATTACAACCGGATCTCTATATGCTTTCATCAAAACTTTATCTGGATAATGAAATGAACTTTAGCCAGTCAAATTCTCACATTCTTCAGACGATGTTACAGGATGCAGAAAATCAGAAATTCTCCTGTGTAATTATGTCAGACTTTTCCCGTCTGTCGGCTTCCTCTGTTGAGCAGGAACAGATTTTATCTTTTCTGATTGACCACTGTCAGATACGAGTTATTTCCATCAAATGTCATTTCGATAGTATACTGGAGGATGTTTCTTTAAAAAATCCCTCCTATAAAATGGCCTGCCTGGCACAAAAGTGGAACGACATTATGCGTAATCCCCCTCCACAAAATCCCATTGTTGAACAGCTGTGGAATCATCCTTTACTTCGGGAACAGGCTGGAGAGCATGGAAAAAACACGGCATTTTCCCCTTATGGATATGAATATGATCCAGACAGTTGCTGCATGATGAAAGTTAATCCTGAAACGGCACCTGTTGTGCAGGAAATCTTTAAACTGTATCTGTCTGGGTTCGAGACTAACCGCATCGCCAGAATACTCACGCAGAAAAATATTCCGCCGCCCGGCAAATATCGTATCCGGATGGGATATTCTTACCAGAGACTTCCGGCCAATGATTATTGGTCTTCTATCTCAGTGCGAAAAATCCTACAGAATCCGGTTTATATCGGGGATCATATTTACCGTATTCCTAAAATGCCCAAAGATTTGAAAAAGCAGGCAATGGCAGAAACGACGATTTCTTCTGGTAGTGCCATTCAAAATCATCATGTTCCGCTGATATCAAAAGACTCCTTTGAAACAGCAGGCATCCTGCTCCGATGTCAGGAAAAGCTTTTCCATGAGAAACGGAAAAAAGCGAACACACAAAATAAGAAGCTTCCGACCGCTCTGTTTCGCAATAACATTTTTTGCTCAGTCTGCAAAAGAGCCATGATTCACGTCTGCCGTAATCATAATTCGCCGAATACTTCTTCCGCTTATGTTTGCTGCAGCACTCCCAAAAAGCTGCCGAACGCCTGCCCCCGAATCCTGCATCCAACAGAAGATATTGCATTAGAAGTAAGAAATGCAATTTTAAAAGAACAGGCTACCGCAAAAGCGGCCGCATTACAGACTGTCGATGGAATCCATAGTGCCGCCTATCTTGCTGCCAATAAAAAGATTGCCGATCAGCTGACAGTGTTGCTCGATCAGGTCATCGATTCGAAATCTGCTGGTAACAATTCTGAGCAAAATATGGCACTGCTACAGGAAGAGTTTGCTACACTAAAAAAACAAAAAGACCAACTCATAGCTGAATTCACAAAACCAAATAAATGGATCGAACAGTTTGGCAGTTTACCGGATGATTTCATTTTGGATAAAGATCTGGTAAGGCAATTGGTAAAACGAATCGATGTCTCCCCCGAGCATAAATATTCCATTACCCTGATGTACCAAGAAGAAAAAGAAAAACTGATTCGTTTCATCACACCATATGCAGAACTCACATAATAACACCCTCGGTAATGATTTTTCATTTGCCGGGGGATTTTCCTTCAAATTCATAAAATTAAACAATTTCCACTTTTTATGTCGTAATTGCGTATTTTTTGTCGACAAAAAATGAGTGCATCTTTTTTTAACAAATGATATAATACGCTTGCGTTCCTCTACATTAGTTGAACGGAAAAAATTTCCTTTTTTCGCTGCAGAAGCGGAAATAACATAATATTTTCTACTTCATATGCAACACCTGTGCTCATTATCGGCTCACGCAATATCATCTTGTGATAAGGATGGTATGAAGTCGCCTTCATGGATCATGAAGTAGGAATATAGATATTCAGGCGACAGATCCAATCTCTTCTGAGATCTTCTGTCGCCTTTTCTTTAGAAAACAGTAAGAAGGAGAGATACTATACTAATGCTCATTACACCACAAGAAAAGCAACATCATCCTCAATATCAGAAGTATGTAGAACAGTTCGAGGCAACCCTGACCGGATTAGAAGCCGGCCTGCGAGGCAGCGGAAATCCTGCAGTTATTGTCGATAAGTGTCTGGAAATCGCCCTGTCTTTTTATGATTGTGACAGCGCTGCCCTGGTAGAAACAAATTTTGAACTTGGTTATGGGGTTTGTGTAAGCGAACATTGTAAAGAAAACGTTTGTAGCTATGAAGGTCGCGTGATCAATGTTACCCCGGAAGAAACACCTTATCTTTATGCCAAAATTATTCACAATGATGTTTTCGACATCCGTGTACCGGAGGATTCCTCCATGCTGTCACGCTATGAAAACGGACTTTTACATAAGATGGGAATTCAGACTCTTGCTGTCGCTCCTTACTATAAACGCACCAGCGGCTACATTTATATCCGAAATCCCAGAAGATATATCGGCCTATATGGTATGCTGCAGGCGCTTTCCTATGTCTGCGCAGCGGAACGGAACGAATTCAAATTAATGGATCGTCTGAATATCGCAAGCCAAAAAGGATGCCGTACAGACCGAGATGTAATCATCAAGGTATTCGGGGGACTTTCTATCACAACCCGCTTTGGAACATTAACCGAAAGTGAGATTACATCTCCCCTGGCAGTCCGCCTGGTTGCTTACCTACTGATCTACCGCACCCGGAAAGTATCGCAACGGGAATTAACAGATGCACTATGGCCAAATGCAGAAATAGATTCTCCTGCAAAACAGGTTAAAAACGTTGTACACCGTACCCGTAACATATTAAGCCCAATCTTCCCGGATAATCTTGTGGTTTCAGATAAAGTCGGAAATTATTACCTGAATCCGAACATTCATCTTGTAACCGATGCTGGTTTGTTTGACAGCCTGTTTCGCAATGGAACGCTGCCGTCTTCCACGCGAAAAGAAAAAATTCATTATCTTCGTCAAGCGGCAAGCCTGTACGAGCATGAATTTCTTCCCAATTATGCGGGAGACTCCTGGCTGGACAATATGCGAACCTACTATCATCTGTCTTACATAAAAGCAATCCTGGAACTACTTCCACTACTCTATCAGGAACAGGCATATTCAGAAATGTATGGTATTTCAAGTGCAGCACTGAACATGGAATCCAGCAACGGAGACATTCATTTCTGGCATATCCGGGCCATGATATGTTTAGGTGGCTTTGATATTGCCCAAAAGCATTACTCACAGTACGTTCAATACCTTACAGAAGATCAAAAAGAGTTATTGAACAGCCTTTTCAATGACCCTCGTTAAACCGAAATTAAACCGAAAAAAAACTCATATTAAACCGCTCACGAGCCATTCATTAAACCAGGACCTGTTATAATGGTAGACGATAACAATATTAAAACTCTGGAGGATGAATGAATGCGAACAGAATCAAAAGCGATGAAATTTATAAAGGTACAATGTAATATTCTGGATTTGAATCCAAAAGCCTTATATGAGCAATCAAAAACCTTACTGCTTTTCTATCAACATGTGATTTGGGCAGTAAAAAGCAGAGCGGTTGATCTGCGGAAGGAAATCACCGGTACATACGGAATGGAACTGAATACAGCTCTGATCTATCTTTCCGATCTGGCTCCTACCGCAACCCGTTCCTGCTTTGAAGCGCAGGTAAATCACCTTTTTGAAGACAAATGGCTGATTGAATTAGCAGATATCTCTCTTCGGCTTGTCAATAACTATCCTCTATCCGGAGAAGAATACACCCGTCTTCTACAACTCCGTTTTATGGATGGTACTCCCCGAACCGATACGCAGGTGGCAGAAGTGTTAACATTAGAACGCAGCACTTATTATGAACGCAAAAAAGAAGCTATCCTTCTTTTCGGCATTTCACTCTGGGGGTTCGTTCTTCCCACATCACTTACCACTTATGAACGGGTATCAAACCTGGGAATGAAAGAAGAAAAATTTTTTGATATGATTTCTGGTAATCTATCCCAGAAAATCAGTTCCTGACTCCCCGACTCTTTCCCCAACCGTATTCCCGACTTTTTCTTTGAAATACCCGACCAAATTCCTACTGACTTCCGATTGTCAATAGTTTAGACTGTATATACTGGCAAAAATGTGATTTTTAAAGCCTTGTCCTATTCGCGGGACAGGGCTTTTTTGCTGTCATTTTGTCAAATAAAAGCACTGCCTTTAGCCTGGAGAACTTATTGTTCTTCGGGCTTTTTTTATGCAGTCAACCAGGAGGAAGCTAATATGAAGAACACCAAAACTGTTATTCCACTTCTCATTGACGGGATAAAATACACCATCGATCAAGATACAAGCATTCAGCTGCAGAATGGCATTATTCCCAAATCTTTACAGGATGAAATTATAGAAAAACAGGGAAAAGACATCTGTTTTGATTTTTGCCGTCAACGACGGCTGATGAAACGGATCTGTGATCAGATCCATGAAAAGAAACAGCCATCCGACATTCAACCTTTGGTAAAAAGCGGGATGGTATCCTCTGAAATTCTTTTTATGATTTACCATCATAAGCTGATTGGAAAAGCTGAGAAACTCTACTCCCAAAAACTGCTCCCTGAATATGTTCTGAATGTAGTCCACACTAAATTGATTACGATGGATATTTTACCCCAACTTGATAACGCCATATTAATCAAAACGGCTCATTACCTGTATAACCACCACGAAATCTCAAGAGAACTTTTAGACCGTACCATAGACGGAACAATCCATCCAAAATTTATCCGAACCATCCGTCGTTATTACAGACAACTTCAAAACTCCATCGAGATTGAAAAAAAACACGCCTACTACACCCTTGCAAATGATGGACACTATTTCTCGTCTCCAGATTATTTTGCCTGCCCAGATTCTCAAATTGATAAAAATATACTTGCCGAAACCGTCCACAAATATCTTTATAAAGCAATGGCACAGCTTACATCAACTGAACGCAGTCTGATACGTAAGATCTATGTCGATCAGATTCATTTGCGGCCGCTGGCTGCGGTAATGGGGGTAACAGAAGGAACCATTCGTTATCGGAGAGACAAAATCCTGAGAAAACTAAGATATATTTTAGAAAATGATATGAATATACATTCTGATTTCTTTTTTGAAAATTGAAAAATACTTTAAGAAAGGTATCCACCAAATGAATTCCATTTTTTATCAAAGATTTTGTGATTTCTTTACGCACTTTTTCTGAATACCGGTTGTAAGTAGAAGGCTGCGTTTTTTAACTGCAGTTTCACTACTAATTTGGAGGTGCCTTATGCGCAATTTTATGAAGACAATGTTCCTGAAACAGAGAGAAAAATTTGACCAGGAAACCAGAGTGAGAAACGCTAATTTCCAAATTCCGGATGATATCAAACTGGTGGAAAATATCCCTTATTTAAACGACAGCTGTCCTGCACACACAATGGATATCTACCGTCCCGCCAGTCTTGTTCCCTCCCGTCCGGTTATCATCAATGTACACGGCGGTGGTCTGATGGAAGGAAGCAAAGAATTCAACCGTCGATTCTGCGTCCAGCTCTGCCGTCAGAACTTCATGGTATTCAGCATTGAATATCGCCTGATTCCCGACGTGACTGTATACGAACAGCTTGACGATGTTTCCAGGGCAATGGATGCTGTAAAATCTCTTATCATTCGTTATCAGGGTAATCCGAACCAGGTTTACATGATCGGAGACAGTGCCGGAGCTTATCTGATTGCTTATGCTGTTGCCATGCAGAACTCTCCAGAACTGGCAGGAGCTGCCCATGTTCATCCGTCCTCTCTCCCGATTCAGGCGCTGGGATTAATCAGCGGAATGTTCTACACCCGGAAGCTGGACAAGATCGGGCTGTTTCTTCCCAGCTTTCTTTACGGTTCCGGCTATCGCAAAACTTCATTTGCTCCCTATACCAATCCGGAACATCCTGCGATTACAAAAAACCTGCCGCCATGCTATCTGGTTACCAGCAAGGATGATATGCTCCAACATTATACATTGAATTTTGCCAAAGCACTCAGAAAACAGAATACCCCTTACCATCTGCTGGGTCTTCCAGCCAATAAAAAACTGATACACGCTTTCTGCGTTTTTGAACCGGAAATGCCGGAAAGTATTAATACAATCCACGACATGACAAACTTTCTGCGGAATTTCCCAGTAAAAAATCGAAAATAACGCTCTTTTGCTTTACGCATTTACCTTTTCAAACGATAGATAATAGAGGATACACACTACTTTCCTCACAATCCAAGGAGGTATTCAACATGACAAACACAAAAAGTCCAATCTTATTCCTGAGTGATGATGTAAAAGACTATGCACCTTGGTATTACATGAAATGCAGTAATGCTCTGGAATCTCTGAGCCACATGGCAGACCTTATCAACCACCCTAATCGTGATAATTTGCCCGCCTCCATGTGGAAAGAATTACTGCTCTTTCATCTCCATAATGCGGCATGGAATCTCATAGCAATGTATTCCCGGACTCAGGGACTTTCTCTTCCACTGAAAAAGTATACCGATTACATCACGGACGAAGGATATCATGGCTATGTACGAATATCCTGTGAAAGCGCAATCGAGAGTCAGGAAAAATATTCTGATGACAGAGAATCCTTCAAATGCCTTAATCAGTTTCTGAACTCCATGGATAAAGGCAAGAGACCGGACTGTTACTGTAAAAACCAGTTGTCGGATCAGATCATCACGGCAATCATTGTACTGACCCAGGCAGTTACCTTCCACAATAGAACGTCTACCGATACCTCCAATCCTTCCGCAGCATCTGAAGAAACATCGGAATCTGAAGACACCGACGATTCAATTTCTTCTGCTTCTCATCCACCCAATTCTAAATAAGCTCCTTTTCATTTTCTTCATTTCCTTCATAAATGCAGCCGTCCTTCCCAATGCGGAAGGGCGGCTGTGGTCTATACCAATTTATTACCAAGTAGTTGCCATCGGAATATCTTCACACCGAATAACATCTAAGACAGGTTTTATTTCTTCACTATTATATTCTGAAATCAAATATTTGCTTTGTTCTTCTAATTTGGCATCTATGTATTTTGTTACCACATCTACCAAGCGTAATAATAACAGCTGATTCTTTTTATATAAATATCCTGTTCTTATCGTCACAGTGGCAACTTCATCCGCCATTCCACTGTTATTATTTACAGCTAGACCAATGATATTATCCTTATAATTTAACTGATCATGAACAATAACTTGATTTCTGGCATCATAAAATTGTTTGAAAATTCCAGTTAAATCCTCTTCACCAATTTCTTTTGCAAATATGCGAAAAACCTTTACACTATTAAGGTTATTACGTCCTTCTCCTCTTGGATTTGAAAAACATCTTACAAGCAATTGTATCGCACTATTCATAAGGGAACCATCAATTAAGGTTGTATTTTCATCAAAAAACATTTGATTCAAATATTCTTTTGCATAGTCCATATCTCTCCGATGTGCCAAAAGTGAAAGATAATAATTTACTCTTTCCGGCTTCCAGGATTCGATATTGTACACAGTAAACATCGGTGTACAAGGGGTACAAACAAGATAAAATAGAAATGAGGGGCGATAGAGCGGAAATGTCAGATTTTCCACTCTATCTGAACACGGTCGCTGGTGGCCTTGATCGTAGAGATCAAACCATCGGCGGCTTTTCTTTTGTCGTCAAAATCTATGCTGTCCCAGTTATCGAGATAATAGGATAACTTCTTTATCTGCTGGGGAGATATGGTTTCAACGCTCAATTCAGCGATTGCCTTTGAAATGGTCTGGCGTCGGGTGTCCAGTTCTTCAATTTTTTTGTTAGCGTAGGCAAGCAAGGTCGCATTGGCTCCGGTTAGCGTATCCAGCAGCTTTTCAATTTCTGCCTCCACCTGTGCCAGCTCCACTTGATAGGCGGTCAGTTTCGGATTGACTTTTTCCTCTCTGCTGTGGAGTATCTGAAAGTCTTTGAACTTTTCCTGCATGGCCGAGAAAATGAATTGCTCAAATTCTTCTTTGCGGATTTTCCCGCAGCCCGGACAGCCTTTGTTTTCCGTCCGTTTGGTACAGCGGAAATATCCGGTGCTGTTTGGTACATGGGTGGCTTTCAGAGCATACCCACAATGCCCGCATTTGATTTTTCCGGCCAGCCAAGTGTTCTTCGGTTTCCGTCCCTGCTGGAAGGTGGTATTTGCCATAAGTTTTTTCCGGCATTTCAGCCATGTGTCAGAGGAAATGAGTGCTTCATGGGGAGCGATAACAAGTATCTGGTCTTTTAAGCACCTGTCCTTGTCCTCTTTCACATCCCGCCCCTGATAGAGATAGCAGCCGTTTGTTCCGGCAAAGTCAGAAGCGTCATTGACAATCGCTGCACCCTGACTCTTGAAAAATTCGTACAGCTCCAAATCGGCCTGTGCGTAAACGGGGTTTCTTAAAAGCTGGGAAAGAAATGTACGAAACATGGATTTTCCATAAATTTTTATGTCATGTTCCTCGAAGTATCGGGTAATATCTCCGAAGGAGGTTTCCGGTTCAGCGTACATTTCAAACATCAGCCGAACATGGTCGGCGGCTACGGGGTCGGCAACCATTTTCTTTGTGCGGATACCCTCTACCACAGTAGGCTCTAACTGATAACCGTATGGCGCCTGCCCGCTCATGTGGAAGCCTTTCAGGCACCGTGAATAGTAGGCGTCTGTGACACGCTTCTGAATTGTCTCACGTTCAAGCTGGGCGAATACAATGCAGATATTCAGCATGGCCCGGCCCATCGGGGTCGAAGTATCAAACTTTTCCGTGGAGGATACAAACTCCACATCGTACTCTTGAAACAGCTCCATCATCGTTGCAAAGTCCAGAATAGAGCGGCTTATACGGTCCAGCTTGTACACGATGACCCGCCGGACCTTTCCTTTGCGGATCTCGCCCAGCAACTTTTGAAACTCCGGTCTGTCCGTATTCTTACCGGAATAGCCTTTGTCCTTAAATACCCGGCAGCTCCCGCCTTTCAATTCATACTTGCAAAAGTCGATCTGACTTTCAATGCTGATACTGTCCTTGCGGTCTACTGACTGTCTTGCGTAAATACAATCTTCTCTGATAAATTCCATATTGGGCTCCTTTCCTTGTTGGAATGGAGCTACCAACCTTACAACTATATTATACCATCAGCAGCCCCGGACAACAATGTTGCGAATGATTAGGGAAATCTGTCCCCATATTTGCTGAACACCTCAAAAAGACAGCGCTCAATTTCTTTTTTGCGCTGTTCTTTCTCCTTCGGGGGAAGTACCGGCGTGAGGCTTTCCAGCACAATGATCTTCCCTTGAAATGCGACAGACTTTGTTTCTCGTTCATAAGTGACAGCTTGCGTCATTGAAAACCTCCTTTGCGAAAGTGCGTGTATATGCCAGCCTTTCCCACTTGTCCCGTGGGGAAATGTCAAAAGACGGCACTCCGCAGGTGCCGCCCTTTGAGCTTTCTCCACTTCGGGTCGATATGGCCCGAGCTCAGTAAGGACTGGAAAGGTACTTTTCTTTGGCGTCCTCCACGCTGTTGAGGTCAAATACTTCATAAAGCTGCCCCACAACACGCCGTATATCCTTCTTTGAAAATTCGCAGTCCTCCATTGCCATAATGACATAACCACGGCAGGCGTCATTGCTCCATTCGTCCGGTTCCAAGCCGGGGATCATTCCAAACGCATTTCCCATAAAGTGCTCCTTTTTTGAAAAGATGGGGAGCCACGCCGGATCGGTTGGCCTATCATCAGACAGCATTGCCGGGGGCTCCCCATAGGTTTTCACTTCATTTCAGACACACCGGACGGGCATAGGCTTCATGCCCCATAGTATTTCAACTCTCCCCATTCTGATGGCAAGGCGTTCTCATTGCCTGCGACGGCTCACGGCTTGCAAGACCGCTTCAACGCTCGGACTGTGACTAAACGCAAGTATCCGGGTTCTGCGCCTGTTCCGGTGGAGCCAGCCTTGCCCCACCTATGGCATGGACCTGTTCGCTCGCTCAATTTTACAAAGACTGTATTCTCTGAAATCCGAGGTCATGGCGGGTCTGTCACACAGCGCGTTCCCCTTCGTATCCGGGTGTTTTTTTATTCAATTTTCAATCTGCATGAGGCTTGTCTGAACCTCGGGCCATTGTGACCCGAAGTGTTTTGCCTCTCATAAGCCATTTCATTTTCCGGCCTAAATCGGTACGCCTTACAAAGAATTTTTCAAAATTTTTTCTAAGCGTCGCAGACCTCGCTCGATTGCGACACGAACCACTTTTTCATGGACGCCCTCTGCTCGTGCAATATCCTGTTTGGTCATGCCGAGAATGAAATGAGCATAAATCCGTTTTGCCTGTTTGTCCGGCAGACTGGAAATCGCTGCGTGAAGCTCCTGCATGGTCACTTTCCGCTCATACAGTTCATGGGGAGATAAAGCGACAAAGACAGCTTCATGCTCCAGCCCGTCATCCCGATCAAGGGAATAGTAGGCTTTGTGGCGGTATGTACGCAGTCGATAAGCCGCCTCTTTACGATCAAACTCTTTGAACATTTCTGCAACTTCTTCTGATACTTCCATGAAGCAATCCGATGTATAGAATGGGTAATAGTCCCGCAAATTGATAATAGCCATATTGACCTCCGTTTCGGTTGTTGGTTGACGAGTGACCGAAACGAAGGCGGCGGGGAGCGGCAACGGGGAATGACTTCGGGCCAACATGACTCGAAGTAGCCCCATAAGAACACAAAAGCGCCCGAGCGACATGAAGCCACACGGACGCATGAAATAACATAATAGTTAAGGTTCCAACAAATTTCGCATACATAGCCGGAATAACCCGGAGGGGGAGCTACGCTTTTTTTAGCTGGTGCAGGTCATGGGTACTGTGAAAAAAGACAAAAATAGACACGGCGGCAATCCTCCTATATGCCGCCGTGGATTTACACGGTGTTAGGTCGTCGTTGGTTTAGGATAAACGAAAGAAACGGCGGCTCTGAAAATCAAAGCCGCCGCTAGTCGTATGGGCGTGTCAAAAGGGCTGCTGTACGACGGCTTTTTTTTCTTTTGCCGTCGTGTGGCAGCTGATCTAAATATATTTCATTACAGGCACCTTTATTGTCCTGCGGGGTTATTCTTTATATTTTTCTTGAACAGAAGAAGGTAATTCATCAAACTGCATTTCAGCCCATGTTACAACCCCTCTGATGGGAGCCACTTTCAAGCACAGATACGCACCATCTGTGAGAACTTTGCTTGTTTCAAAAGTAACGTCTTTCGCATTACCACTTTCATCATAAGCAACCAATGTGTATTTATAGTTCATCGCACCATGCGGTGCAATATCTGTTACCCATCGGTTATCAATCTGCGTATAGTAGTCTGTATTGGTTTGCGTAGTGAGAAAAGCTACAGTCATAAAAGTAATTGCTAGTACAGCAACGACAATCACAATTCCTATTTTTTTCTTAGAACTCATAAAGGTTACCTCTCTTTCTTTTACCAGCCCTTTTTAGGTGCTGTGTGCTGTGTTTTTTTAGCTTCTCTCTTTTCTGGTTTCTGTTTTACAAACATCAAAGCAATTCCAATAGCACACATAATCAGAATGCTAATAAAACACAGTCCTTTATTCCACATAACTCCTTCTGCCCCAGCTCGATAATTGATTAAACCAAGCGCAGCGGAGACAGGATATATAGATTGTAAAGTCCCATTTGCAAACATTCCTATAAACCCATATACAAAAGCGACGATAACCCCTACAAGGAAACTCCCTTTATATCTGCTTGTCAGAACAATAATGGGCAGCATTGTCAAGTAAAGGAAGAATCCTAACAATGCCATTTGCACCAATCCTGTAAGCGCAGGAATCAAAGCAAATCCATCATATCCCATGATAAAATTTGCAATGACTGTGAAAACAAAGCACACAATTCCTAAGAAAAGCGACAGAATTGCAGAAACAATCAATTTACCTGCCAGAAGTTTCCTAAATGAAATGGGTAATGTTTCAATATTTTTTAATGTGTCGTCTGTATATTCACGGGAAATCATATACCCACTAATCAGCGTGATACACATTGGGAAAATCATTGTTACAAAATGCTTAACTACCTGTTCAAAAAGAAATTGGTAGTCCCATACCATTCCGTCATCGGCCATTGTAGTAAACAAGGTTAGCAGAACTGTAAGAAGCATGAGGGACACGCCAATCCAGACAATAAAATATCTTTTCAGCTTCATAAACTCGGTTTTTATAATTGTTACCATTTCACTCACTCCTTTTCTTATAAAGATAGACCGCCAGAAGAAGTGAAACAACCCCAATTACCCCCAAAGTTATAATTAGTTGAGGAGTAGAAGGTATCAATCCCATTTGAATGAAGTTCTGCAAATCCTCTGTGTCGTTTATAGCAGTACGAGAAGACATTTGCTGGGTTCCCCACAACATAATGCTCGGTGTAGGCAGAGTAAGTACAAGCCATTTTGGAAGTGCTATCATAGAAAATGTTGAGAGCAGGTTGAATACACTATAAAATACACAAAGCATAATGGAAAAAATATAGGATCTGCTGAAAAATATAATCAGCAATATCAGCGGTAATGCACTAATCGCAATCAATAATCCGTAAATAGCGGAAAACAATACCTTAAACAAAATATCGGTCACTCCGAAAAAGACAAAACCGCAAAGGATAGAGGCTACAGTCGAAGATATACAAAACGCAATACTAAGCAATAATAAAACAATGCACTTTGCGATAACCATCTGTGAACTTGTTATCGGAATTGTCCGTAGGTTTTTAAAGGTGTCGTTATCTCGCTCCATAAAAAAGAGGAGTGCTGCAACAATTCCTAAAATGCAGGGAAGAAGTAGCAACATACCAAAACCGATTACGGATTGCCACAGGGCGTCAAAAGCTGCTGCTTTTGTAGCGTATTTGTTCTGCGCCGTGTTCAGATAATAGATAATGGCAGTTAGCGGGATTGGAAACAGAAAAGATGCCGCCAATACCAACTGCACGAACATTTTTCTTTTCAGTTTCCAAAACTCGCACCGAATCAAGTCAAGCAATCCCCTCACCCCCTGTTATCTTTTTGAAGTAGTCCTCTAAAGTATCCTCACAAAGATGGACTTCTTGAATCTCAATTCCTGATTCGACAAAAGAACGGTTAATCCTTTCCACTGGCAGAGTCATATCGTAGAGATACAGATTATTGGCATCTGTAAGGCGAAAATCTTTGCTGTGAAATGTTGCAGCAATAATTTTCGCAGCTTTTTGTGCATCCGATACGCAGAAGTGGATGAATTTGGCGTTTTTCGCCTCCAATTCTTTCAGACTTTCTTCTTCTAGCAACTTGCCGTGGTCAATAATTCCCACATCGTCTGCAAGCAGAGAGATTTCCGAAAGAATATGACTGGAAATTAAAATGGTTTTACCGCTGGTATCACACAATTCTCGGATAAAATCTCGCACTTCCGCAATGCCGATGGGGTCGAGGCCGTTAATCGGTTCGTCCAAAATCAAAAGTTCCGGGTTATGCATGACGGCCAGAGCAATCGCCAACCGCTGCTTCATGCCAAGAGAATATTGGGAAAACAACTTCTTGTCCCGGTAAGGTAGATTAACAAGTTCCAATGCATTTTTGATATATTTGGGGCTCCTTAATCCTCGAAGTTCAGCAAAGATTTTTAGGTTTTCCGTTCCTGTCAAATTAGGGTAAAAGCCCGGCGACTCAATCAGACAGCCTATATGGGGCAGGATATTCTTTTCGTTGCCCTGAAAGGGCTTTCCAAATATCGTTACCTCGCCAGACGTGGGAGCCGTCAGTCCTAGCAACATCCGCATGGTCGTGGTCTTACCTGCACCGTTGCGTCCCAATAGCCCGTAGATACGGCCCTTTTTCACATGAATATTCAGATGGGAAACACTGGTCTGACTTCCATACTTTTTTGTCAGATTATGTGTTTCAATAATGTAATCGTTCAT